TAGGGTTAAACATTTCCCCGTTACCAGTCCTTAACCAGTCCTCACTTACGTTAAATTCCCTACATATTGAAAAAATAACAGCTTCGGACGGGTTGCGAAGCCCTAATTCATAATTACCGATTGTGTTACCTTTTACGCCAACACGTTTACCAAACTCTTCTTGACTTAGGTTTATATCCGGGTGTTTACGGACAGCTTTTATACGTTCTTTCATTTATTAGCCCCCTTCCTTTAATATTTAACACTACAATAACATTAAAATCCCACATAGTCAATAAAAAACAAAAAGAAAGTGTTGACAATGGGGACTATGTGGGGTATTATAATCACATAGTCAAGAACAAAAGATGAAAGGAGCAAGAAATGAAACAAGACAGAATAAAAAGAGCGCTACATAGTTTTATTGACAGAATGGACTACAAGCTGCAAAGAAAAAGTATATTTCTATATTTTAGGATTGGAAGGACAGCAGAGCAATGAGTGAAGAACAATTTAAAATTTGGAAACAAGTAGAAGCAAAAGGCTTAGAAAAGCTGGGAAACATCGAGAAAGCACTGTCAGCAAAGGAAGGCTTTAAGGAAGCTCATAAAGATTATTGCGACTTTGTGAACAGACTGGCAGAAACTACAGGGCTGACAAGCGGGGAACTGGATAGACACTTTACTACACTTTTAGCAGAAAAGAAGAAGGGACAATAAAAAAATGACGTGGGAAGAAGGAGAAGATAAAGTTTATCACTACATTGCGATTTGCATAAGAGCTAATGCATTTGGAATTATGGAAGGAAACCCGTTAAATGCAATTATGGATATAGACAGCGCCGACCAAAAGTTTAATTTAAGACTGGACGACTTCTTAAACGCTGACGAAGAAAACTTTAAACATGACTTCGCCGGAATACAGCGAAATATTGTAAGAAACCAATACCCGGCGATAGACTTCGGGGACTTTATACCGAGATTCGCGGGAAAAAGCGCATAAAACACCAGGGCGGCAGCAGTCGCCCGATCAGTGCCGTTAGCTCAGTTGGTAAGAGCACCCGGCTCATAACCGGGCGGGCGTGGGTTCGAGTCCCACACGGCGCATTAGTAGCAAGGACGGCAACCTTGCAGCGGCGATAGCAAGCAGATAGCTTAAGCCGCATACTGTGAAAAAATAGCAGCGGGTACACCAGCTAAAGAGTGTACGGACGTATAACAAGTTTTTCTACAGCTTTTTTAATGGGAAAAAGCGACTACACAGTAAATTAAGCCGGAACAGGAGAAATACAAAATATGAAAAGGTATCATGTACGCGCGCCACCCGGTAGGAAACTGTAATGTAGCCTACTATGGTAGCCAGTCCTAAGCCTGGGGAAATACAGAAGGCAGAAAAAAGAAAGGAAAAGAACAACCTTTAAAGGAGAAGCGGCTAGTCGTGTTCGGACGCGGACACAATGGAGAAAGTTAAAGTATTAAGCTTATTTGACGGTATAAGTTGCGGAATGGTAGCACTTGAAAGAGCCGGATATAAGGTAGAAAGATATTACGCATACGAAATAGAACCGAGCGCAATTACAATTAGCAAAAAAAATTACCCGGAGATTATACAACTGGGGGATGTATTCAATACAGATTTTGCACAATTTGCAGTACAGGAAATAGATTTCTTATTAGGTGGCAGCCCGTGTACGTTTTGGAGTAAAGCAAAATGTAGCAAGACTGCAAAACAAAAGAGAGAAACCGAAACAGAAGGTATGGGGTGGAAACTGTTTGAGAGATATTTAGAAGCAAAGAAAATAGCACAACCGAAATATTTCTTATATGAAAATAACTACGGAATAGCACAAGAAATACAGGACGCTATAAGCGAAAAGCTGGGCGTTGAGCCGATAATGATTGATAGCGCTTTAGTATCAGCACAAAGAAGAAAGCGGTTGTACTGGACTAATATACCAGGCGTACAACAGCCGGAAGATAAAGGCATATTAACAAAAGACATTATATGCAACGATGAAAGCTTAATCAAACATTTTGATGATAGAATACGAAACACTTTAAAAATAACAGAAAACTATATTAAGTACGACCTGGGTGGGAAGGGGCACTATTCGCAACAAGATAGAATGTATTTTCTGAATAAGAAAGCGCCGACAATTCCGAGATGCAGAACGGAAACAAAATTCAATGTTTATTTAGGTGGAGAGACTTATAAGAAAACTTGCCCTGTAGAAATTGAGAGATTACAAACATTGCCGGATAACTATACGGAAGGAGTACCAAAAACTCGAAGATATGAAGCATTGGGAAACGGTTGGACGGTAGATGTTATAGCGCATATTTTAAGTTATGCAAAAGACTTATAAATAATGGGCGGAAGCACCGCCCACCGTAATGCAGCCTACCACGGTAGCCAGTCCCAAGCCTGGGAAAATGCAGAGGGCGGATATTACATAGAAAGGCGGGATAGATTGAGGGAAAACAACATAAAACCAGCGGAAGCAGCGGAAATATTGGGCGTTTCGCCGCAATTTATCCGGGTTGCTATGCAAATGGGGCAACTTCCTATAGGAATAGCCATAAAGCTTCCTGGTTCAAGCGAGTACACATATCAGATCAGTGACAACTTATTACAGCAGCGGACTTCTAAGAACGTAGCGGAAGAGATTAAAAGAATCAGAAGCACGAACCAAAGATAAAAGACTGTGGCAGCAGTCGTAAAGCCCTTGTTTATAGGTAAAATCGCGAAAAAGTAACAAAGAAAAGGAGAACGAAGCAGTGAAAAAATGGGTTGTTGAGATTGAAAAGGAAAGCGGGAGAGTAGAAACCAGGTTAGTACCAGCAAGAAACAAATGCACAGCAATAAGCAACTGTAAGAACGAAGGAGACACAGTATTATCATGTGTTCCATATACCGGGCAGAACGTGAAAGTAAGCGGGCAGCGAGACGAAGAAGAGGAACGCGGCTACGGTGGCTACACTTTCGGTTACGGCTTCGGATACGGGGCAAGAAGAAAGGGGCGAAAATATGGCAGCGGCAGTTATGAGCATTGATAAACAGAAGGCAAGAGCAGACGAAGCGCTGGAACTTGTAGGACAGCTTGATACTTCGATGCAGAAAGCCGTTTATATTGCTACTAAAATGTTCCTGGCGGCGAAGGAAACGCCGGAAGAGAAAGGAAAACCGAAGAAATGACACTTAAAAGAGTTGGAAGCTTGAAGAATAAGAAACATAAGCACTGTTTACAGTGCGGGCGTGTGCTGGTAGGGCTTAAGGACAACACTGAACACGAATGTAGCTTTTGCGGGCAGAAGCATTTTGTAGATATCTACGGTACTACCCTGGTACTTACAGCAGCAGAACGCCCGGACTTAAGACACCGAACCGAACCAAAGAACCCGGACGACCCGGAAGTGGTACAGAAGAAGAAAAACCAGGACGAATTTAAAAAGAGCCTGGCTATATTCCGTAGTAAATGGGGGAAGGTAAAGACTGGGTGTTAGGACTGAAAATATTTTTAGGTGTAATGATTGCGTTGATGTTATTAGGAATCATCGGGGCAAGAACTAAATGTAGTAAAAGTATCGCGGGAGCTATCACAATATGTTGTATTGTACTGCTTACCGCGATCGTTGCCAAAGAGAACCAGCCGAAAGTAACAGAGGTAGCGCCGGAATCCGGGAAGATTCAGACAGAACAAAACGCCTGGGGAACGATTACCGTTACAGACGATACCGGGGTTACGAGAGAATACCAGGGCTGTATACATATTTCCGGCACGTACCCGTATGAGACTACAGAGTATATGGGATTATGCGTAAGTATGGAAAGTGCAATAGAGACGGGCGAGTGGTCGCCAGGAATGTACAAACTGTACTATGAAAGCGAAGGAAAGTACTGGGAAGCGAAAAGCAATGAGAAGGAGAGTGAAACCGATGAATAACTATATAACACTGTACGGAGAGCCTTTAGAGTATCCGCACCAGGTAAGCGTAGATAAGCGCGGAGTAGCTTACTATGGGTTCAACATGGCAACAGAAAGAGTAAGCGGTATTAAGGATATTACCCAGGTAATCGTAGAAGAAGGTACGCCAGCTTTTGAGAGCTTAACAGCAATCGACCAGGTAAAAGACCTGTTAGACTGTAAGCTGCTGGTTACTGGAAGAATCCGTACAAGAAATATCAAACGGAACAACACCGACAGCAGAACCAAAGAAAAAGGACAAGACAAGAAGAACCAGGCAGCAGAGAAAGAACATAGCAAGTTATATATTTCAGTGCGCGCCCAGGAGATTACAGACCAGGAATACGAAGGAGATACAAACGGGGTAGTATTGACCGGGTTTGTCTGCAAAAAAGGCGATATGAGAACTACGCCGCGCGGTATCCGTATTACGGATATGATTTTAGCGTGCTGGCGCGAAGACGACGAAAGCAACGTAAGCGATTATATCCCGGCGATCACATGGAACGGAACAGCGGCAAGGGCAGCAGATAACCTTAATGTAGGGGACTGTATCGAAGTGCGCGGACGTTTACAAAGCCGGGAGTATACAAAAGAGCTGGAACACGGGGAAACCGAGGTTAGAACGTGTTACGAGCTGAGTATTGAGGAATACCAGGTAGTAGCACCAGCGGAGTTAAAGAAAGAAGCGTAAGCACATACACCCGAAAACAGAGAAAGACAAAAAGAAAAGCCGCTAGGTTATCGGGAAATAACTTAGCGGCTTTGCCGTACAAAGCTGTACTTAAACTCACAAAAATAGTATAGCAAATATCCGGCAAAAAAGCAACTGGAAAGCCTTTAAAATCAAGGGATTTTACCAGTTTTAAGGCTTGATAAAAGTATTAACTTTAGGAACAGGAGTTAGGATATATGCCATACATCATAGAGGTAGTACAAGCGGGTAGAACTGTAGAGGTAATGAAGTACTATAGCAGCAGATACGGGAAGAAGGGAATAAAGAGAGGGGAGAGGAAGGCACTTACCAAAGAAGAACAGATTAAAGTGAATAAGAGAGCAGCAGAGAAGAAGTTAAGAAGGCTGATAAATGAGAACTTCCAGGAAGGGGATACACACCTGGTATTAGACTACAGAAAGGAGAGAAGACCCGCCGGAAGAAAACAGATGCGGGAAGATGCAGACGACTTCTTAAGGGAAATGCGAAAGCTGTATAAGCGCCACGGTATCCCGTTCAAGTACATTCATGTAATGGAGATCGGGAAGAAAGGGGCACTGCATCATCACTTAGTCATAAATACACCCGAAGAGATAAGCCAGCAAGCTATAGTACGGTGCTGGAAGGGAAGAGGAAGGACACACCACAACCCACTAGACGATACAGGACAGTACGCTAAATTAGCGTCGTATCTGATAAAGCAAAGCGACGGAATGTTAAGAAGCCCGGACGCACTGCAAGGAAAGCGCTGGAATAGTTCACGGAACTTAAGGAAACCGAAGATATTGAGGAAAGAGCCAGTAAAAGACAAAGGCTGGTATAACCGTATCGCAAGGCTTCCGAAGAAGTTGGAGCAGTCCTATTACCTGGACGGCGACAGCGTACAGGAAGGAATACACGAAAAGACGGGTTATACGTTCTTTACCTACACATTTGTAAAAATTAACCAAACCTGGAAGGAGACAGAACTAGAATGGGACAAACTTTAGGAATCGACAGAGACTTAGCAAGAAAAATTAAGAGAATGAGCCGTAAGGAGCTGGACGGCTATTTAACGAGAGTGACCGACAAAAGCTATAACAACGGTTACGAACAGGGCTTAGTAGAAGGTATCGCACTGGCGGGACAGGCTATGGAAGCAGTCCTTAAGGAAGAAGTGATTAAAGGCACGTTCCAGGCTGAGAAGGCGGACGAGATCAAAAAGGCAGTAGGTACATATATTGCAAAAGTGCCGGAGCGGGCAGCAGATAAAGACCAGGACGAAGGGAAGGAAGAAAATGTTTAAAGCAATCTATCTTACCGGGACTATTGTAGCGTTCTGCTTCGCCCTGTTATGGCTGGACGTTGACGAGATGCGGGAAGAAATGCGGGAAGAGGAACGGGGCTACTACCGGGAGAAGCCACACGGGAAAGAGAAGGCGGCGCTTGTATGGGCGCAAGTTGGGACTGCATTAACCGTAGGGCTTATGTGGTGGCTTGTGGTAGTGGCAAGCATCGGAGTAACAATATTGACGATTACAGGAGACGACTTAGGAGAATGAATATAACAGAATCAGAAGACCAGGCACAGCGCCTTATATTTGACTGGGCGCGCTGGCAGCAGGGCAAATACCCACAGCTTAAGGCTATGTACCATGCAGCGAATGAAGGGAAGCGAAGCGCAAGAGCTGGGGCAGAATTGAAACGCCAGGGCATGAAGCCAGGCGTAAGTGATATCTGCTTACCGTATGCTTCCGGGAAGTATAACAACCTGTATGCAGAGCTGAAAGTAGGAAACAACAAAGCCACGGATAATCAGCTTAAGTTTGTAGATATGATAAACAGCATTGGCGGGAAGGCGGTTGTAGTCTACGGCAGCGAAGCGGCAATAGAGCTTATAACTGCATACCTGGAA